GTATGGCATTTAATCTATTTTCCATATCAAATTATATTTTTATATTCTTTATCAGACCATTCTTTAAATGTCATTTCAATATATTACTGATATTAGAAATATATTTTAGCTGTTTTTTAAAAGGAGAAAATTTTCATCTATCCCTGCATAGAAATTCGCCCCATTTATTAATATTATGATTTTGTGACAGCAAAAGTTGTAATTTAATACCGTACTAAAAAACTATGATTTTTTGTATAGTTTTTCTTAACACGCTATACTATAGCGTGATGGACGAACGGCAACGCCCCCTATCCCATCTTCATCAAAGGCATTGGGGACTGCTTTTATCATAATATTATACGATCCGTTTACGTCAGCATTTATTTTCCTTCCAAATGAAGTTTTAAACAGACCTCTTTTGAGCCTGATTTTTTTTTTGTGATTTTCAGCTTTATACTGTTAAATGAACCGATATTGCATGCGATAAAATACAATAAAGCAATAGCAATGAAGTCAAACAAAAATACACAAAACTTTCAGATCATGCAAGTCTTTTACTGCCTGAAAATGAAAGAAATTTAAAAATACAATATCATTTAATGAAGTAAAATAGTGGCGAGTTGGCATTGTGACAAACCCGGATGCCAAAATCAATATTATAGAGGCATTTTAATTATCCCATTGGGTATTATAACCTTATTCATCCAATGACTGTCTGTTTGTACATGACCTTTTCTAACCCATTTTACGACAGATTTTTGAAATTCGCTAAACATAAATTCATTTGACAACCTAACAACAAAACCTTCTTGGATACTTGTGTCCACTTTAAAATTTTTAATCATTTTTAAATCGAATTTTCCTCGATATAAAACATTTACGGTTGTTAACCCAAGCAATTCACAATATTCAATTGTATTATCCCATGATAAACACTTCTTATCATCCCAAATAGAAAATACCATGAAATAACTTGGTAAATTTTCATACCTCAAAGAATGCTGTGCATAAAGGTTTTCACCACAAATTCTAAAATTGTCAGGTATATCATGCTTAATACCCCCCCAAATCCCTTTCACATAATTTCTTGAAGGGTGGTTATTACTATCTAATGAACGTGCGTAAAAGTGGCTGTTCATCATGGTAGTATTCTCGCCATCCATTTTTTCACTAATTATAATTTCCTTGCCCTCGAAATTAGATAAGTCAAACTGTGTTTTATCATCAGCATTTTTTCCTTCTGACCATTCTAAATGATATGTTCTTGGGTATTTAATTAGCATGATTTTTATTATTTAATCAACGCAGCTAAAAATATTTTTCGGCAGGTGGTTGCCGAATACGAGAACATAAGCAAGACGAAGCTTGCTTCGCTTTATGCGATTGCATCGTAGAATCTCCTGCTTTTTAAACGGGAGAGTACGTCAAATAACGAAAGCTAAAGTTCATTCATAGTTTTAGCATGGATGGAGGTAAGCCGCATTTTGCATTCATTTAAACAACGATGTATAAACTCTGGTTAAAAAGCTTTCTTTCTCGCCTGCTAGTTTCATCTGTTTAAATATGTGAGATACCATTCCGATTTCCCATGCATTGCCTGTCGCCTTTACCGCTTGGTTGTCGCTTATAGCATCACAATAGCCGTCCGGCAAATTCATTAGCCTGCACCTCTCTACTTTAGTATAATACCTAAAAGGCAATTTTTTCTTAAAAGCATTGGGGTACCTTCCTATTGGCATGGTAGTCAAAACAGTGTCTTTCGCCACTGTAGTCAAACAGTTGCTTTTATCCCTGTTAACTGACCTGACTTCAAGGCATTGTGTCAGGGGTATATCTTTATTATAATCTTCTCTGTGCCCTTCGGCATTTAACCTACGCCCGACAATAACCCCTTTGTTCAACCTTCTCCCTCTTATGGCGGCGGGCATTTTCATTTCTGTGCTTTCTAATATATCTTCAAGCTTTATCCCGCAATCGCCTGGTTCGGTTATTTTAAAATTAGCCCAATATAGCCTCTCTCTATTTTGAGCAGAAGTCAATGCGCTGTTAAGCTTAACTGGTTCAACGCCTAAATGTTTGCTTATTATGTCCTGATACTCTTTTTTCATTACTACGTTTTCAAGCATCCAATATATGGGCTTTGTTTCTTTTAACAATCTTACAAACTCGAAAAAAAGCTTGCTTCTAGGGTCGTTAAAATTTAATTGCTTTCCGCTAAAACTAAACCCCTGACATGGGCTGCCTCCAATCAGGACATCTATATTGGGCAAATCTTTTCCTCTTATTTTTGTTACGTCTCCAACCTGTATTGTATTTGGATAGTTAAGCATTGCTATTTTAATACAATGCATGTCTATTTCAGACGCAAAATATTTATATACCTTAATCCCTGCAAGCTGCATCGCTATCTGCCCACAAGTGATCCCATCAAATAAAGAAAGAACAGTTATGCCTTCATGTTTTTTAAAACAGTTGGGGCGAGGGAATTGTAATGTAGATGCAAGTCTATTAAATAAAGCCATATAATAAGACAAGTTTATAACGTTAAGCTAAAAAAGGTTGTAGACAAGACAAACAACGTTTGCAATGTTTATGTTCAGAAAGAATTATTCATTTATTTCTCTGAATAGCCGATTTCCAATGTTCTTTCAACTCTTCATCTTCATATTTTATTTCAATATCAGTAAGCTTAGGGGAAAATAACCTGTTGCCACATAATGGGATTTTATTACCATTTCCTAAATGCCTCGATTTGCCACTAAGAGAATCAACGGTAAAAACGATAGCTGGGCACATATCAATGATATTGTTAGGAAGGTGAAAAGATTCATTAAAAATTCAGAAATGCATCGGGGTATCTCGGACTTCGAATAAGCTGTTCACAAAATCTTTCGCATCTTTATACCCATACCAGTCGCCCCATCCATATTCTTTAGTAAAGAATTGATACTTATGTGTTATCAACTTTTTACTGGCGAATAATATGAGGTACTGCCTCCATTTGCTTTTATGTAAAATAGCATCATAATGATTGAAATTTTCAACTACCGATAAGTCAAGCTGATAAGGGGCGACAATATTATTTTTGAACAATTCGCCATATTCGGTTGACAAGTTTTTATTCCATACCAACGTGCGAAGGTTATCTACAACACATTGCATAACTGTTGGTATTTCGATTGTGCCCATTAACCTTTCGGTGGCACTGCCTTCAGCTAAAGATTGTGCATCGTCATTGCGGCTACACAATATCAACATGCTATTTTCGTCTGGCTGAAAGAGCTTGCCTTCTTCGCTTATCCCATAAGAATAAACTATTTCATTTTTTAAATAGAGGGTTTCGCCTTGTGCTTCTTCTTGGATTATCCTATTAAAAAACCTGTTTATTTTTATTTTATCCATCTTTTTTAATATAAATATTAATTCTTTAATTTGGCATCAACTTGTTTTTTTATTTCTCCTGTACTGTCTAATATATCAAATTGTAATATGTGAAGGCCTCCCTCATGTTCCAACATCAACCTAAATGAAGAATTCATTACAGATACCCTATAAAGGTTAGGAAAATCGACTTCGTAAGAATAAGTATATCCACCCCCTAAAGCATATCTTATCTTTCTACCTACGAATTGTGTTATTACATCTTTTTCTGACTGAATAAACGCTTGATAAGGTATTTTATTTGCAGCGTTGGCTTCATCTGGCTTGTCTGGGCTATCATAATCAATTAGATAAAGCGACTCTACAAGAGTATCGCTGCCAGATTGATAAAATTGTACAGTCCTTACTATCCTCCCTTCTTCAAAAGGGATAGTGACGTTTACTGCATGTAGTTCTACCTCTTGGGCGTTAATAAAAAATGGAGAAAAAAATACAAATAATATTAGCTTTTTCATATGATATATTTTTTAAGAATTTTAATTTGTTTGATGTCAAAAACCACATAATTAGTGGCTGGGGCGTAAGAAGAAAAAACACCGTCTTTTGCATCTTTTATGTTTTTCATGACGATGCCATCCAAATCTTCATATAAGCTGCTAAAACCGCGCTGTTACATTTCTTCTTCAAGAAATTCGTCTAATTGATATTGTTTTTTAGTGAACTACCCATTTGCTAAAGACAAATGGGCTTCGGGTTTCACGGACTTGTGCTTCTTTACAGAAGTCTTATTTGAGTCTCCACCCGTGTTTTCGACAGTTCCTGCCGAGTTTAATATTTTTAATCCCTCTTTAAGAATGTTCTTTGCAGCGTTTAAATAAATATTCAATTCTCTAGCCCCAAAAGGATCAGCGTATTTTCCCTTTTTGAATTGGCCCTTTGATATACGGTTTCTACCTCCGAATCCTCTACTATCCAAAACCATGCGTTAACGTCGTGCGGCGTGTTTATCCTCCAATTCCTCCCCATTGCCTGCTCATGTTCCCCATTATTCCAATTTGGGCTGTTCACTATAGTATGGTGTGCTTCCGGTATGTTATGGGCCGTGCCAAGCGTTTGGATATTCCCAATTATAATATTATAGTCAGCCGATTTTTTAAACTCGCTGACAATTTCATGGTTTTCTTTTTTCCTCCATCTGCTTTTCTTTTCTGCATGTACCCATACTGCATATCCAGCCAGCTTTTGGCAAAGGAGCTCGAATTCTTCTTTAAAGTGCGTAAAGATAATAATTTTTTCTTTCTTTTTTGCCTTTTGTATAGCAAAATTAACAGTATGTGGTACTGCTACTTTAGACAAAAACTCTCGAAGCTTGACAAACATCGGCAAGCTTTCATTGATGTTTCCATATCTTTCCTTGTCAGAATATTGTTCTTTCAACTGCTTTTTATAGCTTTCGTATTCGCTATGCTCGAAAGAAGACATTTCTGTTGTTAATTCATGTATTCGTTTTACCGGAAAATTTGGTATGTCTTTATTTGTCCTGCACAAGAAAGAATATTTGATCCGTTGCGCTAACTCTGGCGTATTAGAGTTATAGATATTTAGCCCGTTGCCGTCTTTAGACAAACCAGTTGCAACAAAAGTAGTATTGTTTCGCTTCATTAGTACGCCATTGCAATAATCCAGCTTAAACCTGTCCAGCCTTTCTTTAAAAGAATTAAAACCATACTTCCAAAGCGGTATCAACGTGCCTATTTCGACATTCATAATAGAGCACATATCCATAAAATGTTCGTTGTTTTCGAATGGGGAGGCGGACAGGCCGAATACATATTTAACATAAGGCTTGTTAAACAGTTGGTTTCCTCGTCTGCTTTTTGTAGCCGAACTATTTCGCAAATTGTGGCATTCGTCTGCAATGACACATTCATATCTTTTCTCAAGCAAATTTATTGCTGCCCCTTTTTTACAATACTTGTCCAGCGACTCGTAATTCAATATGTCGTACTGAGCCGCCTCGTTATACTTAATCTTTCTTGTCCCGCCTAATACATTTGCTTCAAATCCGTTTTCATTTACCAAGTCCTGCCATTTCTTTTTATCGTCTTTAATAGTAATTATCAGAGTTTTTCTGCTGCTTGTTACGACTGAAGCATAAAAAGCTTGGAGAGACTTTCCTAGCCCTGTAGTATCAAAAATAAACCCCTTTTGCTTATACACTAAAAACCTTATCCCTTCTCTTTGGTGCTCGTTTAGTTTGTACCCTTTTTCTACCCATTCTTTGTTTTTATTCATTTCATTTAAAGCATCAAAATCAATGGGCAATTCTTCCCAAAGTTTTTTAACCGGGTGTTCTAGCCCACTATCGTTTTTATTAACGAAAAAATTAAAATTCTTATACTTTAAATGAAATTTTTCGGATGTTTCCCCTATCAGTTTTTCTACAGCAACCTCGCCAATCTTTTTATTGGTGTTAAACTGTTCTTGTATATATTTCTCATTTAACCCCCCTACTTTTATTTTATGGCCTATCGGAAATGTATAGCCTTCATACCTGAAATTTTTTACTAAGTATTCGTTTATTTCGGGGGGTATATCTACTGAAGTATGCTTATAAATTGGCAAAAATTTTCCTTGCGCTATATGAGGTGTTTTTAAAATTTCTATATAGAAGAAAAGTTTTTTATCATCTCTTTTAAGTTCTTCGTTCTTTGTTTTCAACGCACCGATAATATGGCGCATATCTGATGGATTACAATAAATAAAAGACGGGCTGCTTTTTGGCTTCGACAGTATATTAGGCAATTGGCTATATATATCCATCTTAGGCAATTCAGATAAAAACCTGCTTGTTATTTCGTTTATATATTTTGCGATGAGAGGATTATTCCCTTCATATTTTATTAATCGGTACTGTTTAAACTTTTCAGTAGTCATCTGGTAATTTTAATATGTTATGGCTTGCCACCAAATACAACTAACATACTATCATGCATGCCAAACGTATTTGTAGTATATTCGCCTTTTGTGTCATAATTAATTCGATGTAAATATAGATTATTTTAGAATAATATTCAAATTTTTTCTAAAAAATTTTATATTTATATAAAGAATAAGAAATATGCAACAAAGGCACAAAAAATTATCGGAATATGCAAAAGATATGGGGGTGGTTTACCGGACTGCATGGAACCGCTTTAAAGAAGGCAAGATAAAGGGGGCTATACAGGATGGCAACGGCAATATATTAGTGCCGTTATTCCCTTCTAAAGAATTTCAGGAAGCTGCTTTATATGCCAGAGCTTCCAATTCTGGCAGAAAAAAAGATTTAGAAATGCAGATGGATAGGATAACGTCGTTTGCAGTCAGCAATGGATATAAAATAAAGTATTCTTATCAGGAAATCGCATCTGGCATGAACGATTCTCGCCAGCAATTAGAAAAATTATTGCTAAAGGATGGGTGGGATGTGCTAATAGTGGAGAATAAAGACAGGCTAACCCGTTTTGGCTTTAACCACATGAAATTGCTTTTGAATAGGCTTAATATCCAAATAGAGGTAATAAACGAATCTGAAAATAAAAAAGAAGAATTGATAAACGATTTTGTTTCAATAATTACCTCATTTTGTG